CTTCCCGCGAACTTGGTTGGTCATGTAGTTGATGTAGCGATCAACAGTCTCGTCCCAATCTTCACGGCGTTGTTCATCGTCAAGCCACCGCGCATACCGTGACTTGTGAATAAATTGTTGATAGGGTGTTGGGAGAATATTACTCATCTTTATTTCCTTCTGTTTCTTTAATCAGTTTCTCAAGATACCACTGGGCTTTTTTCAGGTCCTCAACCCCATTCTTGTAGCGGTACCGCCAAAGGTATTTAAGAATGTTTCCTTGAAGGTAATACTCAAACCCTTCATCTGTAGCTGCTTTAATAGCATCGATACATTCTATACCTGCTTGATTATAATGTTGCGGGTGATTTACTGCGTCCTCTTCTATCATCATACGCATCATGTACTCCTCATACTTTTCTCGAGTATGACCTGTATACAAGTTACCTGTTTGTGTAGTGCTCAATGCTTTCTCCCAAAATCAACTTTCACAACGTTACCCTCTTTTACACGTTGTGCAACCTTCTTAACCTCTGTATCATCATCATCAGAAAACTCTTCGATAGACTCGGCTATGTGCTGATATGCCAACTCTTCCATCCCCTTCTCAATAACATAGTCCGTTTCATCTCTCAAGATTGCAATAAGACCGTGCTGTGCAATAAAAGCAGGACCGAAGAACTCATCGTCTTCTTCAACTTTCGTAGTATCGTAAGCTGACATAGTAAAGTTATCTTCACCGTTAGGTTTAAGAACAATGTAGTGACGATCAGGCAATAGAGAAGCCATCTCTAATTGTGATTCAAAGTCTATGGTTTTGTCTGTCATTTTTTATACCACTCCTCTGGTATCATGCCCTCTGCCCATTGAAATCCGTACTTGTTTGCCCAATCAGCATAGGTGGTTTTGCTCCCCCTGTAAATCTTATTTTTAGGTTTGAGAAAGACAAATCGAATATCCAAATCAGGATGCTGCTGTTTTACTAGTAGCATTTTTGTACGATCAGCTTTATCAAGAAGCCCTTTAGCCTCGACATAAACATCAGTTTCTGGGAGATAGAAATCAGGTGTGTAGGTTCGCGGCTTCGGTATGTATGTTACTTTAAAGTTTTCGTATTCAAACGGAACCTTTCGCTCTGAAAGTAGCCGAGCAATATTCAATTCAAAGTTAGACCTATACTTTTTACTTCTCATTATTCTTGCAGGGGAAACATTTGTTTTAGCAGACTTAGCCTTTTTAAGAGATACTGTTCTACTTTTGGGCTGTGCCTTTTTAGTAGAGACAACTCGTCCGTTAAGGGAACTGTCGGTAGGCATACGGTTACTCCCATCCTCAGATAGCGATTAATAACTTGAAACTGCTCCTCTACCAAAACTACATCACGAGACTCTGTGTCTGACACTAGATACCCAGAGTCTGCGTAGTTGTTACGAAGTGTAATTGGTAAAGAACCCTCTAGATTACGAACTTTTACAAGAGCGGGTTCGCCGCCCTTTTTTTCATGAGACTCAACATACACATGTCGAATAGCAGGGTTTAGTTCTACAAGTTTTAAGTTGTATGCTTCGGTGTATAAAACGGGCATATCATAGTTCCTTAACCTTTAAGGATGTATACCACGCCATAGGCGGAAACTTAGCCTTGGAAGTTACCTTTGGATGTAATACTGCTTTCTTCCAGCAATGTTCCTTAAAAGAACAGAACGTGCAGGTTCGCGGCATTAGCTTGTTACCCGTGTAAACCTTCTCACCCTTCACGGTGTAAGACTCATCTATGGCTTCAAAGGGTATCTTGAACTTATCATCCTTTTTGAGGCTCTTTACCCGTGCTTTCGCCTCGGCTAAATATTCCTCGCGGTCTTGTTGTTGATCATTTGGTGCTTCAACAAAGTCCCACTCACCTGTAGACTTATTGATAGCAATCCACCCACCAAACGGCATATCTTGTGCTTCAGAATACAGGTAGCCCTGCATGATGTAGCCGAAAGGATCGTCCTCTTTGATAACCGCATAACCGCCACGTCCCGAGAACTTGTTTTCGTATGCCCAAGGACTTGTAGACTTGATATCCCAGACTTTCTGTTCACCATCGTCTAAGATGATATCCAAGGTTCCCTTAACATCTTCACCTGCCAAGTCGAGACTACACTTTCGATGTGTATCTACAACGTTGACACCTGCCGCCTTTAAAACAAACACGGCTACTGCTTCCACGAGGTCACCCAACAAGAAGCGCATCATGTCATTGTAACCTACATCTTGACTGTAACCACGCTTCTCCATCTTCTGCTGACAGAGCGGCCTACCAAGCCCCGACATACGGATACGAAAGTCACCTCTATCGGACAACTGCTTCCGAAGAGAATCTTTGCAGTCCTCGCCAAATTGCTCAATCAAGTCCTCAAGACGGGAAGAGTCAATCTCTCCCCGCCCTGCTTTCTTGAGAAAGTCTTTAACCTCATAAAGATTTATCATGATGCAAAGCGTTCAGCGAGGTTTACGTCTTCGCTCGATACGATTTGTTTAAAAGACTCGCGATACTCTTGGATGATCTTATTGTTTGAAGCCGCTACTGTGTCCATAAACTTCTTAGCGAGTTCTTTACGCTGTGGAGTAAACTTCACTTCTTTAACTAGTGATGGTTTAGGGGTCCAGTACGTTACACCGCCGTTGCTTTGACGTTGGGTCTTCAATTCAATTAATGCAGTTGGCAACAAAATCTTATTACCGAGATTGTTTTGAATGAAGTCATTCATTGGACGGAAACCGGAACGCTTAAAATATCCTACAAATGGTAGGTCCTTTACGGGCGATGATTCCCCGGCGGCGTTGACGGCATTCTCCATATCCAACTGTCCGTACAAGATAATGTTACACATCACAGACTTACTGAGAAGAAGACGGGGATCATCATCAGACAAACCCTCTTCTTCTTGACGGGTCAGGCGACCACACTTGTAACCGCCAGAGTTGTCTGGAAAAGAGTCTTGGATTTTCTTGCGCTGCACAGAGCGGCACGTGAATGCACCTTCTTCTTGATCGTAAATTGAATACTCGAAGGTTCGTAGCATCGGGTTGATAATTACTGTGTCGGAATACACCATCTCAGTGCCATTGTAAACCTTCCAAGTGCCACGCTTTAAGGTGTGACCATCCTCTGTGTCCGCATCGTAATTGATGCGAAGGCTGGCAGGACCAGATTGCTTAGTTTCGGTAATACCGTCCTGACCGAATGCGGCAAGCATCTGATCTTTGTCATCACCAATATCAATTGAAAACTCGTTAGTTACCAGTTCTAGTTCGTTACCCATATCATTCTCCATAGGGTTTGTTGAAGGAAGTTTTATTATACAGCAAACACTTCTTCCAAGTCAAGCCAGTTTTTTCCCATTTTTAATTCTATTCCTACGGGCATGTTATAACGTATATTATAACGACGCTCGGATTCTTGTGGGATGCACAACATGCTTTTCGACATGACTTCAATACACTGCTGTTCTTCACCGGGATATACGTCCATGACAATAGAGTCGTGAACGGTGTTGCAAATAACTGACTTCATGTCTAGCGACCTTATAGATTTGTGTAGTTCTATTAGTGCCATAGGTAGTAAGTCAGCGGTTGCGAACCCTTGAACGGGGTAGTTGCAAATAGCTGTACGGTTTGTTGCGGTCCCCCACTCAGTCCAGCGAGTTCCCGGGAAACAGTATTGTCTGCCAGATGGCAAGGTGACTACGCTCTTGGTAACAGCGTCCCTCTGTAAATCCTTGTGCCAATCAGTAACACCTGAATACTTCCGCTTGAACGCTTGATAATAACGCTTCTGATCTTCCGTACCACTAACACCACCATATAGAGGCTTGAATGTGTGTGCTTTAGCTTCCTGTCGAGTACAGCCAATTACACTTGCGGTGTAGCTATGCACGTCCGTACCAGCCTCAACATCCAGTTTGATGCCCTCATCATTGGCAAGGAAGCCAGCAACCCGAAACTCCAACTGTGAGTAATCACCCTCTAAAATAGACCCACCCTCGAACCTGCTTTCTACAGCCTTGCGAATGATGAACGTAGAGCCGCGAGGCATGTTCTGAAAGTTAGGATTGCGAGATGACAAACGACCTGTTGCTGTCACACATTGCATGTATTCAGTATGGATGAAGCCGTCCGCATCCATGTTGTTCTCCATACCCTCAACAAAGGAACGTAGATAAGTTCGCACTGCAGAGTATCGAACGTATGACTCAGCAAATTCACGGGCATCACCGCGCAAGTCCGTCATGACTTCCTCTAAGGTAGACTTGTCAGTCTTGAACCCTGCGGCGGCAGTATCGAAAGGGTCTCGGGGTATCAGTTTGAACCCAGCAATCTCACCTGTGCTTTGATATCGCACACCTGTACCATCACAAGTCTTACAAATTCGTACGGCCTTGCCTACAGTACCATCCTTACGCAAGGGACTATACCTACCCTTGCCTTTGCAATCTCCACACTGTGAACCAAGAGTTTTATACAATACCTCTGTCTCTCTGAGGTAATAATGTTTAAACTCACTTTTACTCATGCGAGTACGTTGTTTCGGCTTACGAGTTGACCCGCGAACCTCGTGACCAAGATTGAACAGTGCCGCCCACCGCTTCTTATCCTTAATTATGCAAGAATAAAATAGCTTAGACCTATCGTCAGGACTATCAAGATTTACAGGGGTATCACCCATAGCATCTTGTGCAAGTTCGTCCAAACGCCGCTCTAAAGTAAACAACTCTTCTTCATATTCACGGCGAATATCTGCCAGAGTATCGCGATTAATCTTGATGCCATTACGTTCGATAGTTGCCAATACATCTGTGACTTCAAGTGACAGACGCAAAGTGGGCAAGAGTGTTTGGTTCTTCATTAAACAGTTCCTCAAATGTAGTGCCAAAGGCTTCGAGTTGTGCAAGGGCTACTTGCTCGGTTGATAGGACATCAGCAATCCCGTATTCTTTTATTGTCTCCCAAGGAATCTCGTAAAACGTTTTGCCTTCCTTGAAATACGGTGCGATAAGGTCTTTCTCCTTTGGCACATCACTATACTTCTCTGCAAGAGAAGCAAGTCCAAGAGGCCAGCGTCTCGCTCTGGATAAAAGATATTCTGCAACCATCGTATCATAAATCGCTCCTTCGTACGTGAATCCGCACTCACGAATCCACGATATATCAAACTTGATGTTTTGTCCGACCACTACATCAGCCTTGTCTAGCGCACCTTGAAAAAGTTCGAACGCAAAGTCGTGAGGTGGATGAACACTGTGGTAGTAGCATTGATAGTGAACGTGTTTCTCATGCAACCATTTATAACCTATCGAAACTAAATTGTTTCCAAAGTATGGTAACGCAGTAGTAGAGCCGTTGACCTTTTCTTGGTGGGTAGTTTCGATATCAAAAGTTAATACATTCATCAGTAATACACCCCCCTATAAATATCAATATGACAAGTAATCATCCCATGCCACCCGTTCAGTTTGTTCTTCGATATACAGATATGGCGAACCGTATTCTCTTCTTCTGATGTTCCGGTCTTGCCGATACCAATGATTATATCTGCCTCGCCAGCCTTACCAGTCCGCGAACCATCCAGCATTGAATAGTCAATAAACTGTCTGTCGTGGGCTTCATAACTCGCCTGACTAACAGACCATACCAGTAACTTGTTGCGCTTGGCAATCTCACGGGCAAGAACATAGGTTTCCTTTAGCCGTTCGTCACCACGATTAAACTCTCCACTCACCCTAAATTTATCTAGCTGATCACAGAACATTACATCAGGCTCGTTAAGTTGAGCGTAGTCATTGAGTTCATCCATCGATGTACCTACAGAGTCCATGACAACAAGATACGGATCAACTTCTTCGAGGTAACGCCTATCCAGTTCATCACCAGCGATGTTCATCTCTTCCTTTGTCATCTCAAAGAATGAT